GCCGAAGCTGCCCCGGTGCTAATGCACGGCCGGTTATCCATCCGGTCCGCTAAAACAATCCTTAAGGAGGATTATGGAGGAGAAGGTCACGACTAAGACACGGAAGCTCTTGGAAACAAGCGCTCCCGCGACTTACTTTGATGGGTACAAGTCTACGGACTATACTCATGTCGTGACTGCGAGGCAGGTAACTACCTCGAGGAGTAACCCTTTGTTCTTGGTCCAGCGTAATCTGAAACAACGCGTGAAGCACCACACCCAGGGCACGGCAACGGGCCCTGTGTGGTACACTCAGCGTGAAGCAGATGAGTTGATCAAGAACAAATTGAGTTACGACTGTGGAAGTGACTTCTACACGTCCCGGCAACGCTCAAACTTGGCCTCACGATTTGTGAGCTCAAGTACTCGCGCGCCGGGCAACTTGCAATTGTCCTTCCAGGGTCAGTTACGTCCTTCTAGTGTAACCTCGAAAGAGGTTGACTGGAAAGACAAGCTTTGGCCCGTTCCTTTCTCTACACAAACTGAACTTCAGTATGTGTATCAGTTAGGGACGGAAGCCATCGCTAAAACTGCGCCCACCAGTCCAGAATTCTCTCTCATGACGGCTCTCGGTGAGCTCCGATCTGACGGTATTCCGTCTATGATTGGAAGCACCATCGGGAAAGCTAGGGGATTCAAGAAACTCGCGAAAGCGGGCGATGAATACCTTAACTTTGAGTTTGGCTGGAAACCATTTGTTTCCGACATTCTCAGCCTCATGGATACTGTCAAGAAATCTGAAGAGATTCTTGCCAAGTATGAAAGAGAGAGCGGCCGGTTTATCGGCCGTCACTACTCCTTTCCTCCCCAGACCACTGTAAGCGTGACGGAATTGGGATTTAGGCTCCCCAATCCGTCAATGAGCACGTACGCTTACGAGGGTTCTGGAACCCGACAGGGAACGGAGTCCGTCACCAAAGAGGTGACACGGACTTCTTGGTTCGAGGGTTCGTATAGATACTATCTCCCCCTGGCATCTGATGCTAGGGCAAGAGTTAGCCTCTACGCGGCAAAAGCTGAAAAGCTTTTGGGCCTCAGGATTACTCCTGAAGTGCTCTGGAACCTTGCTCCCTGGTCCTGGCTGGCTGACTGGGTTCTTAATATTGGATCAATCATGTCCAATATTTCGAACTTCGGCAAAGACAGCCTGATGCTCCACAGGGGGTACATCATGTCTACATATGACATGACTGATACCTATGTGAATACTGGTGTGAACCTGAAGGGATTCGGGCACACCGGTACTATCACCGAAGTTTTTGGTGCACGCACCAAAACTCGGAGACGAGCATCACCTTATGGATTCGGCGTGAACGTCGAGAATTTTACGACTCGACAGATCGCCATTTTGGCCGCTCTGGGAATATCCCGGTTTGGCTGAGTGGGAGAGTGGGCCATCCTTGCCTGCTTTCTCAAAGATGTTTACGTGAAGGGCCCCACAAGGGTACCCGGATCGTAAATGTCCACTAGGCCAGACGAAAGTATCGTCTGGTCCAACCTGTTTGGAGACTTGCCGTGGCCTTTGCAGACCCACAGACCATCACCATCAATGCTGTTGCTCAGACGCTTCCGCGTACGAGCTCTGGAGTTTCTTCCGGCGTCTTTACTAAGGACGACGGAACCTCCAAGCTGGGCGTCTCGCATTCCTATGGAAAGCGAACTCGACACTCACTCCGCATTGACTTTCAGAAGGTTGCACCCAATCCGCTGATCTCGGCTCAGAACATTCTGTACTCTATGAGTACCTACCTCGTGGTAGATGTTCCGATCACCGGGTTCTCGATTGCGGAGCAGAAGCAGATCGTGGATGCGCTTACCGCGTACCTCACTGCGTCTTCTGGTTCCAAGGTCACCCAGCTTCTGGGTGGCGAGAACTAATCCTTCGGGATTAAAAGCGGTCTGGCGCCGCCATACCAGGCGACGTTACTCGGGGGAGTAACATCTCCCGATGTCTGCAGAGGGACATCGGCTAAGGAAGACCTACCTACTATTGAAAGTGGGGGCCTTGAAAAGCCTGATGTCTCTAGTACAGGATGTCCTCAATGAAATGGGGACATGGTGTCGCATTAGCACCATCCGTGATTGCAAAACAATCACGGAGCGTGTCGAAGAAGAAGGGTTATCGTTCTTAACGATAACCTTACCCAACTTTGCTGCAGACCTCCAAAAAGGTCTGGAGCAAGGGAAGGTAGACTCTCAACTCTTTCAGGGCTTTCGCCGTGGAAGAGGAGGTCTCCCCCTATTTCTAGGAGGTTTCCTCGGTCTGATCTTCGACCAAACGAGTGGTGTTCTAGTTGATGACCCATCGGTGGATGCTATACGAGCCATACGTCAGATTTGTCTGATGTGTGGTAAGTTAGCCATGCCATGCACGCCAAAGCGTGTCATGAAAGCCATCGATGGCTACATCAACTGTGAGAAGGAAGTGAAGGATAACGATGCCAGGCTTATTTCTCATACCAAAGAGAACTTTAGCCGCGTATCGTCATTACTTTGGGCTGACATACTGTCCCAAGTGGACAAGCATGTCTATGACGGAAACGTCATTCCAAAGCACGGGCCTGGTGCCACTGCTGACAAACTCAAGGGTAACCGAAAGTTTAGCCAGCACGAATGGCCCCGGCGTTTGGAGGAGTACTTCCCTGCTGGGGAGTTCCTCTTTCCAAATTGGCGTTATTATGACGCCAACCGACTTCACTACCTCGAACCCGGAGCTGAGAGACCTGTCAAGGTTATCACAGTTCCTAAAACGCTCAAAACTCCACGAATCATCGCCGTTGAACCCACTGCAATGCAGTATGTGCAGCAGGGGATCATGGAGATACTCGTTGATGCTGTTTCCCATTCTGACAATATGGGGCGCATCGTCGGATTCGATGACCAGGGACCTAATCAGTCCATGGCTTCAGAGGGATCCCGATTGGGACACCTCGCCACGCTAGATCTTAGCGAGGCTTCCGACAGAGTTTCGAATCAGCATGTACGACTTCTACTTAAAAACCACCCACACCTCGCGAGAGCTGTGGATGCTTGTAGAAGCCGGAAGGCTGATGTACCTGGTCATGGCGTAGTACGCTTGGCCAAGTTCGCGTCTATGGGTTCAGCCCTTACGTTTCCCATCGAAGCTATCGTCTTTACGACGATTATCTTCATGGGGATCGAAGAGGGCTTAGAACGCCGTCTCACCCGCAAAGACATCAAGTCCTTTGTGGGCAAGGTGCGCGTCTACGGAGACGATATTATCGTCCCCGTAGACTTCGTGCATCACGTGATCCGTATGCTTCATACTTTTGGGTATAAAGTGAATACGGACAAGTCTTTCTGGACTGGCAAGTTCAGAGAGTCTTGTGGCAAGGAGTTTTACGACGGTCACGATGTTTCAATCGTGCGCGTAAGACAACAAATCCCTGCATCACGTGCGGACGTCAAGGAGATTATCTCTACGGTCTCCCTTAGGAACCAGTTGTATCATGCTGGCCTTTGGGGTACGACACGAGAGCTGGATCAGTGGTTGGGGCGGATAATTCCCTTCCCAGCTGTACTTCCAGAATCTCCTGTGCTAGGCAGACATTCTTTCCTGGGGTTCGATACGGAAAGAATGTGCCCGAGACTTCACAAGCCCCTTGTCAAGGGCATTGTGGTCTCTAGCCGAATTCCCCACTCCCCAGTGGAGGGTTCGGATGCCTTGCTTAAGGTCTTCCTTAAACGCGGCGATTTGCCTTTCGCCGACAGGGAGCATCTTAGACGTTCGGGACGTCCTCGATCCGTCGACATCAAGACGAGGTGGGCCTCAGCCGTTTAGCGTTTATAGGGGTTGCCCCCTGTGATACTAAACTAAGCTGTACGCCCTGGGCGTGTTCCTTTGTAAGGAGCACGTGGCTATTCGTAGCCATGAGGAGACAAGAAAGTGTCTCCTCCCAGAGGAGACATTAACTTTCTCTG